TCATTTGATGAGTGTGGTTTTCATTGTCACCTCCGACATAATGGTGACATACAAAGCAGTAAGTGTGATCATCTGTATACACTGAGTTAGCATCAGATGATCCACAGTTTGGACATGGTTCATGCCGTAGAAACTCTGATTCCATCGGCAATCCTTCTAATTATTGGAACAGTAACAGAATTACCTGCTTGTTTATATAAATGTCGTTCGTGTATATCAGGTAACTTATAGTCTTTAGGGAATCCTTGTAGATTGAAACATTCTTTAGGAGTTAAGTGTCTGAGTAGCCAACCTTGTTTAACTATAGGTGACTTACCTACAGTAACAAGACAAGGTATACAACCCTTAGCTTTATGCTCCCTTACGTAGTTATACCTCCATTGATAAGAGTAACCTTCTTTAACACCAAATTCTTTTAGTGCATCATAGACTTTACCTTCTTGAATGAAGTATTTAGAATCTACCTCATCCTCTAAGAAGTCCTCATATGTTTTAGTCAGTAACTCTGGTGCAACAAAGTGGAACTTACCTGCATGTTCCATTTGTTTAAATCCTACGATAAACAACCTCTCTCTATTCTGAGGAATGCTGGCATGTACCTTAGAATTTAATACCTTCCAACGTATGAAGTATCCAAGCTTATATAAGGTCACTAGGATCGTGTTGAAGGTGTCTCCGTTATCGTGTGTGAGTAAACCCTTCACATTCTCTAATAGGAACGCTGTAGGTCGCCTCAGGTCTATTAGACGAGCGATAGTAAAGAAGTGATTACCCCTTTCATCTTTAAATCCTCCACGCTTTCCAGCAACGGAGAATGGTTGACACGGGAAACCACCAGTTAAGACATCAAAGTCTGGGATCTCGTTGTGAAGTAAGTCATCAATACTTTTACAAGTCATTGATGGATTACTGAAGTTGAGATCAAATGTCATCTGACACTTCGTATCGAAGTCGTTGGAAAAGACAGTAGTAAATCCTGCCTGTTCCATTCCTAGTCGGATCCCTCCGACTCCAGCAAAAAGATCAATTGTTTTCATATTAACCATTCGAGTGGGATATCATGGAAATGTGTCCATGGAATGTTGTGTTTGTCGCACCATTGTGCGTATGTAGTCTTTGATTTCTTACTTATCCTGTTATATGGAGACTGAAAGATCATACGTAGATCAAGATCAGGATTCTGTTTCAATACTGCCTTGATCTTACGACGATCCTTACTGTCCCAATATCCCTTACACTCTAATACAACATGTTTATTAGGGAGTATAAAGTCAGGTGTGTAGTTGTGTTCGATGTAGTAAGATACCTTAGTAGTCTCATATTCATAGTCAATTCCTAGATTGGATAGAAGGTCAGCTACTTGTTTCTCCAAGCCTGACCTATATTTAGAAGTCGTCTCCGTCATCATTAGTGGTTATAGGATCACCTGCTTTATAACCTTCAGTAACACCAAACATGGCTGCTACATCAACGTCATTTAGTTCAGTCTCTGCTGCACCAGCTTTAGCGGTAGAGATTACTTGTACTCCTACTAACTTCAAAGATGTACCATAAGTGGTAGCGTCCTTGAGAATGTAGGGTTTTTGATAGAAAGCTAACTTAACCAGACTACCAGAATATAGAGGAATCTCTAAATCAGTAATAGGTGTACCCTCAGTATCAACAATAGGAGGTTTAGCTTCTGCTTTCCAGGAGAACTTAACCTTATACTTACCTTCAGCTACTTCTTCCCAAGGTTCGGGCTTAAGTACTGAACGCTTAGGGTTCTTGAGTTTACTTTCAGCCCATTTAAGAGCTTCGACTCTATCCTCTTCAAGTGCCATCATCATATTCTCATCTACAATAGCAGATAAAGAATAGTTATGGAACTTCTCTGAGGGTTTCATTATACATTGGAAGCCTTCTAACACGACAGGCTCATCAGTCTTGTGGATTGTTCGGTTCATTAACAGAAAAAATAAGTGGATTGTACCACCGATGACGGTTCTAAGTCACCAATTATGGGTGGTATTGTTTCAGCACCGATTTGTTTGGCAAAATCGGTAAGATAATCGTGCTCAGCAAAAAGGTACATGTAAGTCTCTCTGATGACAGAGGATAACTGAGACATGTCTGTAGCACGAGAGAGAACGCTATCATGAATAAGGGCGATAGGCGCATTGAATTTAACTGCAGATAAGTGGATTAGGCTAGCATCTAGCGAATGTATTAGATTCGGAGCGGTAGCAGCTTTATGTCTACTAATATCTACTTCGTCTGTATCGTCAGTTGCAACCTTAAGTTGACAACGACCTAATAATTGTAAGTTTAATATCTCTACATTTTTCTTCATTAACTTCTGATGTACTACAAATCCCGAGGGTGTAGCCCATTCAAGTTCATCTACGCCACGTTTAATGACTTTAGATACTTCATCTTCAATCCATTTCATGACAGCCATAGGACCAGGTACAACAGTGTGCATGGCTCCTCTAACTGCCTTGACTATTAAAGATAAGTTATCCTTATCTATCTCTACTCCTTTCTCCTTTAATGCTTCCCTTATATAGGATCTATTAGAGAAAGGTTTAGCATTATACGGTACGGTCATAACTGTACGTTTAACACTCTTTCTATCCATGAAGTATCGATACTCCTTAGGACAGTTAGGACGTGCAACATCAGCGACAACCTGATAAGCATCTTGTGGTTTATCACTAGGTACTACATTAACTAACTTAGCAGTTGATTCATCTCTTGCAAGACCTGCAAGTATCTGTAATCCACTACAAGTAGCATCAGTAGCTATCATTAATGAAGTGTAATGTCTATCACAAACCATTAGACAGTGATAGTATTCATCACAGGCAGCTAAGAACTGCCAAGGTTCTTCTGCTACTTCCCAAGCTCCAATATTACCTATTGGATCAATAGCTATAGCAAAGATGAGTGTGGAATTATTCTTTACCCAATCAAGTCTTTCTTGCATAGTGTCCTTTGTTCGACCATATGTAGTAGCTACTTGAAAGGCTAACCAATCCTCAGATTCAGGTGTTAGGAATGCTTGATCAGCAAACCGGATTAAACTTTTTCCAAAGTCTGTATCCTGAGGAGTTAGGAAGGCAGGTATAGGATAGGTTCTTCCACGGTAATCAAATGACCATGGGATATAGAATTTATCTACACCTTTAAACCTAGCTGCTGCCTCCATTGTCATCCTAGTTCTACACGAGCGTTTAAACTCTTGTGCATTCCTATTCCTAACTTCAGCTGCAGCTCTACGGTAAGCCTTACGGCTATCCTTATTGTCTGCTATATCTACTGGTTTAGGTGGTAAAGGATGATCTATTATAGGAAGGAACTTTCCAACTGCTATACCTCTCTTCTGCAATGTTTCAGCCACATCCACTATAAATGGATTGAGAGTGTAAGCAACCTTCTGTATATGATTGAGAAAAGCTATTGGTGTCTCTCCCTGTATACGTAAGTCATCACCGCGTCTAACTAATTCATGTCCTCGCATCACCTCATTTAAAAGGTAACCACCAGGTTGATGATTAGTCCAGTCGTTAGGTGGTATAAGCATAGGCCAGGTTAAAGGACTGAATAACTCAGCATTAGCCATGACCTCATCTTTAATCTTAAGGAACTCAGCAGTAGGTACGACATAATTAACTGTCTTTCTACCTTCTCTTCTGCATTCCTTTTCAAACCAACCGCTAGTCTCAAGTAAACAATCAAGTAACCAAGCGCCTAGTTTAATTCTATTAACACGACCCCATGCTTCCCACTTCTTAACCTCACAGCGATTCATGAGTGTGGATATCACTGTGATCTTCTGATGTGTACCACATGCTTTATGCCAATAGTTCTTCTTTAATACATTAAGTAAACCAGGGGCATGTTCTTCATAATGTCTGAGTTGACATTCATCTTCAACTGCTTTACCAATACTATCACATACGTTAGCTATTAAGTTACTACTATCCTTATATCCAAATACCTTATCAAAGGTAATCTTACAAGTAATAGCAGCAGCAGCTAATGGTTCAAGTCCAGTAATATACTGTTGTATCTCTTTAAATGATTTACCATTCTTACCCTTACGTATACGTATATTAGTATCTTCTATACGTTCTACTACTAAAGGTAATAATGTATCAATAGAAGCTATACCATACACAGAAGCAGAGGAGTAGTTACTCTCCTCTAGTCTCCTTGTATTGTCTCGTAATCTCTTAAGGCCTTGCCTTATTTGATCACGTTCTAGTTGTACCTGTTCATCAATCTGTGCAGGTGTGGGCATAAGGTACCAGCAATTTGTACTGATCATCTTCAAGTTGCTCTTGTGCAAGACGTAGTATCTCATCTTTATGTGGATGATTCTCTACGTCTTTAATTAACTGAGCAACTCTTCTATCGTAAGTTGTTTCGTTCATCAGTCTCTCCTGATAACTTGTACTTGGTCTTCATTAGCTATTGTAATTTCAACCACATCAGGATTATTCATTAGGGTGTCAATCCTCTTCTCAGCTGCATTAATTCGTCTGTAACTGTACTCCTTTACTTTACCAGCTCTGGATTCAGCACGTATAATACATATATGAGAAGATAAGATCTCCCAACCATGAACTCTCCATTTCATAAACTCCTTAAATGAACAGTCAGAAAACCATTCACTAGGTGCTTCTTTATACTCCTTCCAATTATTAGGGAAGTAAGGTTTCTTCTTTGTCATAACCAGAGTAATGCATCTCCGTCTAGTCCGCCTTCATCATTATCAATAGCTTCATCTAATCCAACGTCTTTAAGTTCAGCACCTAACCTATTAGCTTCATCCTTTGCATCTTGTGCAGCTTGATGATGCTCATTAGCTAGTATGAAGAACTCATGTCCATTAACTAGAGTAGCACGATAACGACGCATGTAGTCTGTAACCATTGCTAATAGCCTGTGATGAGTGTGAAATAAAAAAAAAGAGGAAGTATATCAAATGATATTTAACTTCCTCTTGAGAGCTTGCAGAGCAGCCTTACGCTGCTGCAGTTTCCTGGGTTTCTTCTTGCCCTTGGTTTTCCGTTGTGCACTCTGTCGTGGTGACATTTTGGACTGTGTATTCTGCTGCATAGATGTTTCCTCCGTGTTGTAAATCTGTTGTTGGACGTTCAATAGTCTCATAAGATGGGACTTTTAAACCCTTGATTAGATCTTCCAATACACGGTACTTCTTAGCAGCTTCAGACATATCAAGACCATACTTAACAGTATTCATATACTCAGTGGTATATGTAGCCATCATGTAGGCTTCAATCATAGTAGCATGTGCGTCATATAGACGCGACGTACCATAGTAGACTCTTGCCATAATAATAAAGTGAGTGGATAAGGGATAGAATCCCTAGAGTGATGAATGAATGAATCATTCACCAAAGCGGGTAAGCGGACTCGAACCGCTAACAACAGTTTGGAAGACTATAGTTTTACCTTTAAACTATACCCGCAGTAAATAGGGCGAGCGAGGAGATTTGAACTCCCGAATGGTGGCACCACAAGCCACTGCCTTGACCACTTGGCGACACCCGCCTCATGGAGATTAACGGACTCGAACCGTTGACATCCTGCTTGCGAAGCAGATACTCTACCAACTGAGTTAAATCCCCATTAGCGGAGAGAGAAGGATTCGAACCTTCGATAGATGTTATCTATAACTCCTTAGCAAGGAGCCGCTTTAAGCCTCTCAGCCATCTCTCCAGTAAAGCCCGAAGGCTTAAGCATCAGTCTTAGTACCATAAGATTTAGCAACAGCTTTGCCTATCTTTTGATAGACATTACCTATTGTTTCAAGTCCTTGATCTATAGTAGGTTTGGATTTGTTATAAACCCATGTCAAGTCCTTGATAAGAACTGATATCTCATGGTTACTAATAGTAACTCTCTTCTTGATATCAATTATATATTCCTGAAATGGAATTACATTAACATCTTCAAGATCAGTTGTGATTAGATTGATGATCTCATCAGATACTCTGAATGATTTAGTTGTGTGGTCTGTCATAGGTGTTAAAGCGCTTTAATTAAAGGGGTTATGAATCCCTAAGAAAACCCACCAATTAATGGAAGGGTTAGATTAGAGAATCATTGAGGGCCTTGATACCAGGTTGATTGTTGATCATTAGCACTGGTTAATCTACCTTTGCCAAAGTCAATTACATCCTCAATAGGACGAAGTTCTTGCTCTTCCTGATTGTCTTCGTCAGATGTATCCATCCAATACCAATCCCCTGGATATAGATTACCATAGTTAATATCTCCAT